TCAATGTATTCGAAGTTGTTATTGAAGATAAAGAATCCATCCCAATCCAATTCACCCGTTTCTTGGTCAACAACTTCTTCACATTGCAACCCCATAAGTTTAGCGTGTTCAAAACTCCATTTCTGTTCAGTGATAATGAACACAGGAAGGATTTCTTTCTTTTGAGCATCTACCGCAGTCTTAATCATGGCGGTAGTCTTACCTGTATCTGAGTGACCCAAGAACATATTGATATGTCCAATAGCCGGACCGGGAAGACCTACAGCGTCCAAGAAGTCAGGACCACAATCAAAAAAACGTTGTGGTTTGTACTTCGCAGAGGTTGAAAACTTCTTCTTAAAAGAATTAAAATCGTTTTTCTTAATTGCCATAATTGTACCTGTAGAATTCTTTTAGTGTTTCCAATTTGTCTTTAGCGTTTGCCAATTTCTCAACAAACTTATCCATTTCTTCTAAGTGTTGAGGATGTTCTCCGATACCCACAGCATTTTCCATGTATACCATTAAAGTAGCCTCAGACTCAGCAATTTCACTCTCATACTTTTTAGTGAGAGATTCGTACATCAATTTTCTTATTTTCATATTATTAAATTAAAATGGTACGGGTAGAACCCGTACCACATTATAGTTTTTAGAATGGTAATTCCTCGTCAGGTTCTGAGTTAGCTTGTGGGTCAGTGTAAGGAACTGCCGCTTTTCCACCACCGAAAGATTCGGTATTTTGTTCGTCATTTCCATAAACATAACCACCCTTATCACTATCCCAACGTGGAACTTCACCACGAGCAATCGCTTCAAGATACTCAACAGGTTTCTTTGAATATACATCCAACCATGTCATTTCATCTTCAACCCATTCTTTCATCAACTTAGAGTCTTCATGAATTGTTGCAGGGTCATCATACATAATGGTTGATACTGTGGTGTATGCAGCACCTTTAGGAGTTTTTTGTTTTGACAACTCAATGATAAGGTCACGACCCTTTTCAGAATCTGTAATATCACCCTTGTTTCTCCAAATAGGAATAATCTTGTCAAGGATACCTTCGTTCTTGTAGTTGTGTTTAAAACGCCAAAACTTAACACCATCTTCTTCACGGTCACGGTCAATAACTTTTACAATGTAAAACTTACGTGACTTGTATTGTTTTGCCAATTCTTTATCAGATTCTTTACCTGTTGACATCAACTCTTCGTATACCTCGTTCAAAGGAGAACGTTCGTTGTCGTTTTTACCTGGGTCATAGAATTTTTGCCATTTTCCACCAACTTGGATTTCGTGGTACCAAGCTTCTTTAAAGGGAGAACTACCGTCTTTGGTGGGTAGGATACGGATTCGGCGAGTTCCGGAATTTGATTTTTCATCAAGAATGAGAGCGAAATACTTTTTCATTCTCTCTTCTTGTGACATACGGTTTTCACCGCCTGTGCTGTTTTTCTGTGCTTGTTCGTACTGTGCCAGTACTGCGTCTAAAGATGAAGTCATAATGTTAAAAATGTTTAAATGTTAAAAGTTTAGTACAAAGTTAATTAATATATTTTGGTTTGTCAAATAAAAAAAAAGGTTGTGATTACTCACAACCTTAATGATAGTAAAAATTTTGTTAAAATCAAAACCTAAATGGTTTTTCTTCAGAATCTTCTGGTCTGAATGATGTTTTGATTTCTGCGGGATTAACATCTTCGACCTCGTCTGATGTTAAAACATACTCATGTTTACCTGCCTTTTCGAAGTCTTCTTTCTTATCATCAAAGAAATCTGATAATTTCTGATTGAATGGTCCCGAGTCTAAACTTCTAAGTTGTAGTTTTTCCTGAGGAGTCTTTTCACGATACTTTTCAATTTTGGTTTCAATAGAATTTAATCTGTTCATTAAATTGTCCATCTCACCTAACTTAGATTCTAAGTTTTGAATATACCCAAATAGATTATTAAAATACTCGTCTTGTTTTTTCTCAATAGTTTCTTGAGATTTAACCAAGTCAGTAATATCCAATTCCTGAGACCCTTCATCCGAAGAACCCCCGTCGTCAATTTTTGTTACATCTTTGTCCGCAGCAACATCAATTTTAACACCCGATTGTTCTTCTGGTGCCGGTGGTAATGCCGCTTCAGGCGCTGCAGGTACTTCAGGTGCTGGTGGTAAATCACCCTCAGGTGCCACCTGTTCACTTATGTATCTATTAATTCTATGGTGTCTCTCAATCTCCTTGAGGATTTTCTTATCAATACTCATTGTTAACCGTTTAAAAGTGTTTTTATTCCATGTTGGGTTTCTACTCTAACTTTTCTGTTTGCCGTATGTTGATGTCCTGCTCTTTCAATTAATCCGTCTTTTTCACGAACTACATAACAATCTCCGGTGTCCAAGTCACATACTTCAGTCATACCATTTCCCATGTTTTGTTGAGAAATTCTGGCCTGTTTACCTAAGTACTGATTCAATTTTGTGTTTAGGTCCATAATATTTTTTATTATAAATATCTTATTCCGTACAATTATCAACAATTTGACCCTGTAATCTTACATTCTACAGATTCTAAGGTGTAGGGATTAGTTGATTTTAATTTTGGTAACTTGAATGGTCTACTACTATTTGTACCATTTGGATAACATTCACAACATGGATTATCTAAGATAATTTCCATATCTGGAACGTCAATAATATCATCTCTTCTGTAATCAAGTTTAGGACAATCAAATGGAATAATTGAGAATACGGAAGTAAATTTATAAGTTTGTTTTGGTGTTGTTACATTAACAACAAAATAAACCGAATAATATTCTGAATTTGTACTTATTTCACTAAGTACATCTTTCCATCCATTATTCTTTGATTTGAATTCACCTCTTGTATTTGTTGTGTTAGGAGAAATTGTAAAATCTGCAACAGGAATACCACTAAGAAGACCATTCGCAACAACAGTTAACTTCGCAGGATATTCTTGACTCAATATAGGAAGTGTAAAGGTACCACGTAAAAAATCTGTTGTGGAGAGGAACCCCAAATAATCAACTCTAAGAATGAACGAAGTTTGTAGTAGTTCAGCATTAGATAGTATTGCATCATCATTAGTTGTTGGTTTTGGTGAAGATGTACTTGGTGATGGTGTTTGTGTTGGTATTGGGTTACCAGTACCACTACCCTGACCCCTAACAATTACAGGTGATGCTGTTGGTGTTGGGCAAGGAGGTGTTGCAGTAACAATGTTACCAAGATTTTTAGTTGGTTGTGGAATCGGTACTGCTGGTAACAACGGTTTGGTTATTGGTGGAGTTACATTATTTAACAACACTAAAGCTTCGGTGTATGATTGTGCAAGGATTGAACTTGAACTTTGGTTTACATTTTTAGTGTACGGCCAATTTTGAAGGTAGTAAGGTATCAAACCACTACTCTTTATTCTTGGAATATTTGGAGCAATCTTATCTCTAACAAATAAGATGTAATCTTGAATGTTTGCAAAACCAACATACGGTAACGTTACTTTACTATCTTTTTCAGTTGTCGCAACTTGACAAGTATATGTCTTATCAAAGTATTTCTCACCCAACGGACCGTAGTCGTTTGTAAGTAAGACTTTACCAAAGTTATAGTTGTATCCTTTAAACTTCTTGTCAATACCTGTTGACATCCAAGAAATTACAAAGATACCAAACACAACATCATCCCTTTGTTCAACCTTTCTAATTTCCTCATAGAACTTCTGTGGGGATAGAACATAAGTAGTTCCTGGTACCGCTTGATATGCCCAATCGGGCTCCAAGTATGGGAATACAACTTTAGAGTCACAAGAATTTTGTGCCGCCAATTGATTGTTTGATTGCACTGATTGATTTGCATTGTCACCTTGGGTCGTTGTTGATGCGGTTTGAGTTGGGTTATCTTTTGCGTTTCTATATTGTTGTAATAATTTTGAAACCAAATTAGATTTAATACTTTGAAGATATACGTCAATTCTTGGTAAAGACATATAACTCTGTCTTATACCAGTAAACTTGGTAATGAATTGGCCCGGTTGTATTGAATGTTCCACCTGTGTTATCATGTAAGAACCATTGAACATTGGTACGTGTCTCAAATTGAAATACATTGTAGGTTGTAGTAGAGCATTACCAAAACTGACAACTTCACATTCATAACTCATGTTCTTGTAAATGTTATACAAAGAAACATTCTGAGTCGCAGTATTTCTACCTGTAGCACTGTTTGCCATCAAATTAATCTGTTGTATTGATTCTGATGTTGCCTTACCATTGTTTTGTGAAATTGAAAACGAATAGAAAATATTTTGATTTCTAACTCCAATGTCCACGTTAAATCCAACAACTCTATTAGATAACGCCCAATCTGTTTTTTGTGAAAAATCTTCATAAAACGGATTAAGTTGTTCGTTTCTCAAATCAAAAGAATCACTTCTAAAAAGATAGTTTTTATTATCTTTCATATCCAAATATGATGATGGTCTATCAGTATAAAAACAAACCAATTTTGGACCAGAGTTTCTTGTATCGACAGTCATATATGTCCCCCACATTTCATTGGCAAATTCTTGTGAAGGTTGAATTGTTACTGTTGAAGGTGCCGGTGAATTCTGGACATTGTAAAAATTCACATAAGCAGGAACTGGCATAACAGAGAAATGGTTTTGAGTCAGAATACCACTAATAAATGTGAACACACTCATTTTTTGATTTAAATGAGTTGGGTCCGTCATCTGTTGTAAATTAAAGATGTCGATGATTACTTTATCTCCCACGTTTCTTGATGCCCTGTCCAAGAATAAAACGTCTTCAAACAACGTTCTTGTGTCATCATAACCGGCAATCCATTTGTCATTAAGAGCTTTGAACATTTCATAAAGTTCCACTTTAGTTTGAGAACCATCCCATTGTGATTGAATTACGTTCTCAGGAACCTCTGTCACATCAGGTAATCCTGTATCAGGTTTTTTAATTAATGTATTTGTAAGGTTCAATGTATCGTTAAAGAACAATGTGTGGTCTTGTACCCAAGCAGAAATTTGTCCTGCAAATTCTTGTATTGTAAGACTATTATTTTCAATTTTTTGAGTTGTGTACATCTTAACCAACCAATTAAGTTGTGCAACATTTTGTGATGACAACTCAATGTTGGATTGTACAAAGAAATCAATAATATAGTTTCCCTGTGTTGTGAAGTTAGCCTGTGGTATTGTAGAGTTTCCAAAGTAGATAAACAAACTTTGTGTTGGAGTTGCTCCTGTCACAAACGGACTCCATTGGATTGGCTCAGTAATTTGGGGGACATTTGTAATGTGTTGTACGTATGACGCCCAAAGTCTTCTGTCATAATTACCGGGGTTACCCAACTTAAGTATAACATCAAAGTCCATAAGATTTTGAATCTTAGAGATTGCCTGACTGTATTGTAAGTCAATCATCTCGGTTATTCTTTGTTGTGAATTTGTGGTCGTAGGTAAAGGTACACTCATTAAATCTCTAAACAACAATTGGAAGTTTCTGAAATTCATGTTTTGTGTTCCGTCAACTCCAAATGTTTCTAATCCTACTCCAACAC